AGAACACACTTCGCCATGAAACAGGCCATTCTGTACAGTCTTTAATGTTTGGTCCATTATTTCATATAGTTGTAAGTATCCCAAGTATAATTCGTTTCTGGTACAGACGAATAAAGAAATTACCATCTTCTTGGTACTACAAGGATTGGCCTGAGGGCGGTTGTAAAGTTAGCGCAGAAGAATTAGGTCACACTAATAGGTCGAAACAGATTTAGGTAGTAAATACATTGCACAGAAAGTTAAATATCAAACTAATAATTATTAATTAAATTGTATTAACTTTCTGTGAGGCTTATATGAACTATACTGAATGGAAACAGCTTAGGAAACTAGGTAGAAAATTTATAGACTGGACTTATTACAATAAATCTCATAAATTAATGAGGCAGTTTAATAAAAGTAATAATATAAATAAAACAATTATTCATCATTTGCGAGATACTGAAGAACAAAGAAGATATAATGATGAACATTATGAATTATGGGGTCACAATCTTGACGGCTCATTTGAGTATGGAAAATATGTAATATTCGTTACAAAAGAAGAGCATACTGAGATTCATAAATGTTCAGAAGAAACTAGACAGAAGATAAGTAATAGTAATAAAGGTAGAAAACTATCTGACGAAACAAGAAAGAAGATTAGTATAGCTAATAAAGGTCGACCTTGCCCAGAGAGTACAAAAGAAAAGTTTAGACAGATGTATAAAGGAAGAAAGTTGCATCCAAGGTCAGAAGAAACACGTTATAAAATATCTTTAGCTAATAAAGGTAAGAAAAGATCACAAGAATTTAAGGATCATTTAAAAGAAATAAACAGCGGCAAGGGTAACCCTATGTATGGTAAATCACCGTCAAACAAGGGTAAGCCGATGTCTGAAGAACAGAAAAAGAAGATTGGTGATGCTAATCGTGGCAGAAAGATGCCACCAGTTTCCGCCGAAACAAGAAAGAAGATGAGTAGTGCGCTTCGTGGCAGAATTATTACTGATATTCACCGTATGAGAATTTCACAAAGTAGACTTAATTCTAATAAAGCAAAGGCTGCTGTTAGTAATACAAGAAAATGTAAAGATCATTATGACACCTTTATTAAACAAAACGGTATTGATATTTCGTGGAATCAGTTTCAAAAGCTATTCACAAATAACTATCATTTATTAAAGACAGTATTGACATTAATAATATGTGTAAATAATGATTAAACTCTGATTATCTCAATAGTATATTTATATTAAATAATTAATCAAGCATATTGGAGGTGAGTATGAGTCATTCGCAAGATAATAAAAATGAATATCTGAAATATGATAAGAAATCTGCAGTTCAGTATAATAAGAATCTCCAATATTCAAATAAAGAGTGGAGATTAATTCAACATACACTTAATAAAGTTGTAGATCTAGACTCTAAATTAGAGACAGATGGAAAACCAGGCCCACTAACAACAGATGCCGTGTATTCATTTCAGAAGCAAAAGAAAATGAAACTTCTTGATGGTAAATTAGGACCTACAACTTCAAAAGTACTCGGTGTCAATGAAAGTAAAAAGCCTGAAGATAAACTTAATGAGAAAGAAGTTACACCGAAAGGTGGCAAAGTGTCAATCCCGAGTGGCTCTAAGATTATGAGTAAATCTTATACGCCAAATTTAGAGTTACTAAATAATCATTCTAAACAAGAAGGTTATAATGTAAAGAATGTAGATCAGTCAGCGAAATATGTAGCAAAATATTGTACAGGTGGAAGTTCACAACATCAATGTACACGAGGTACTTCATTATTTCTACAACTTGCTTCTTATGCAAGAGGTGAAGCTAATAAAACGTATAAATCATCTTGTGCTGCAAATTTATTTGGAAGCGCTAATTCGTTGACAAAGTACAATATCTCTAGTTCAGTTGCAAATGAGTATAAAATTAAATCAGCTGATAATAGATCAGGTAAGTATTCAATGAATAAGTTTATTTCAAATTCATTGAAAGGCAATGGCGATTTTGTAACATTTAAATATGCTAAATCGCAGCATATCGTATTTTACGCAAGTGGCGGATGGTATAGTGATTTTAAACAAGGTACACCGTCTGGTTGCGGTAACGAGAAAACATTATACTCAGACATTCATTATTTTACAAGATAGCTTAAATTTTTGCATTGTCTAATAGCATTAAGTGTATCAGATTAAATCATTTTAATGAAACAATCTGATACACTATTTTTGTTTACAAGATATAGAATCTGTATTATAAATAATTCATAAATTAAATGGAAATTGGATTCCATTTAATTACAAATAAGGAGTCGATTAGATGTATAGTATTTATCATACAGCCCGTTGTGGTGTTGTTCGCAAAATTCAAAATTACAAGACACTTGAAAGAGCTGTAAAGTCATTTAAAGCTGCGTGTGATAATCCACAAAAGTATGCTGGCAGATATGATGATATTGTTAGCATTAGGATTATTGACAACTTTGGAGTGTCAACTAAATTTTGTTGGTTTACTAACGATCCTACATATTGGCGTAATCGTAAATAGGTTAATAGTTTGTTAAAATTATGTATATAAATAATGTAGTAGAAATGGATCTGTTACGTTAAAACAAGAGGTTCAGTTATGGAAATTGAAGAAGTTGCAAAACAAGAACTTATTAACGCTATCTTGAAAACACTTATAACACCTAACGTAAAAGAAGAGAAGCATTCTGATTATGATTTGAATTTATATAATAGTTTTATAAGTTCAGTTAAATCAGGTAATAAATCCACAGTACAGTTACCATTAGAATTCGCACTTAAAGATGATATGTTTAATCTTATCAAGAGTGGAAAAGTATTTGTTTCAAATTCAGTTAAATTTATTACAACATTTACAACTGTAAAACCGACTGATTTTGTTAATCCCTCGTATTACGCTAAGTATATCGGAAATGAATTTAATTATTCATTTCTTGATAATCATCCTGGTATAATCAATGTAGATAGATTGAAAGATATTCCAACTGACTATGAAGGTCTTATGGCTGTACCACCTACTGTGTTAGAGTATAAGCATCTTAATAAATTTAATCTGTATAGAGTAATTCACGCTCCAATTTATAATCGTAAATTAATCTATCGTAGAGTAGTAGTTTCTAACAAATTAGCTACGGTTTAATTAAATGGTTTAATAAAGGGTATTAAAAATGCAAGTAAAAAACTCAGTTAGTAGAGCAAAATTAGTTGATGAGCCTATTGTAGAAATGATACTTTCATATAAATACTTCAAATCAGGTATTAAATTTATGAAAGCAGACTTACAATCTGATTTTGATGGTACAGATATAATAGCTTACTCAAATGGATCTAAACAGCTAATAAATGTAAAGAGAAATTCTTCTAAGTACTACAATTCTTCTAATTTTACGTTACCTGTTAATAAGAATAAGTTGGATTTATATAATAATATTTTATATATATTTATTGATGAGGTTGCTAATTGTCTATATCTTGTAAATGGAAAAGATTTGCTAAAATACATTCTTAATAAGATCGATAATGTAAAACAATCAGTCAAGAAACCTAACTCACATTATATTGTAATTCCAAAGAGTGATATTCGATCAATGATAGGTGATAGTAAAGATCACATTATTACTTACAGTAGTGCTATTGCTAAACTTTTTGAAGCAGGTAGAGATGAGTCAATTTATTCTGATTTAATTTAAGAGGTTAGCATGAATATTCTTTTTAACAAAGTGCGTAAAGTAAAAAGTCCAAATAGAGCTTATCCTGATTCAAATGGAGTTAGTTTAGCAGCTGCAACTGATTTCTTTATCCCTGAATATGATTCAGAGTTTTTATCTGATCTCTTAAAAAAGAATACTAATAAGTCATATTATGATTATACAGTGTCTGCGAATTGCGATAGTATGTCTATCACAATTGCACCTCATGGACGTATAAATATCCCTTCTGGAATTAGAGTCATTATAGGTGATAATAACACATGTCTTCTTGCCGTAAATAAATCAGGGGTGGCTGCTAATAAAGGTCTTATTGTCGGTGCTTGTTTGGTAGACGCTGATTATCAAGCAGAGATTCATCTTAACGTTATCAATACAAGCGACGAGCCTGTACAAATTAAAACAGGTGATAAATTAGTTCAGTTCATGCACCTCCCAATCTTATGCACCTCATATCAAGAAGTTTGTTCAGAAGATTTTGAAAAGCTCAAGCCTGAATCAGTTCGTAAAGGTGGCGGGTTTGGAAGTTCTGGTACACAGTAAATTTTGCACTTATAAAGTATCTATTTAAATGAGTAGTTAAATGGCTACTCATTTATGTGTATTATTTACTATAAAGGTTGCAATAAATGGAAAGCCAGCAGGTAGATGAAAAACTATTGGCATTATTAAAAGAATTACCTTATCAGTCTAGATTAGGTACAAGTCTTTTAATTAGATTGGCTGATTATGCTGCTCAATTATGTGGTTGCAGATCAACTCGTCAGATTGATGATTTATTATCAGATGATGTAGAGGATTTTTTTAATAGTTTAGTTGATTCATTAAGTGATATTGTATTAGACATACAGTCTTATATAGAATCAGAACATAAATATAAAGAGTCATTATTTGATTTAGATGATTATGATTTAGAAATCTTATTAGAAGATACTTTATATTCAATTATTGAATACGATAGTTCAGAGATATTTATAGAAAATTTCTTTGAATAGTAATAATCCCATAGAGATACGATTAATTCTCTATGGGATTATTTGTATATTATTAATATAGAAATTTATAAAATCACTTCAGGAGTTAGTATGAACGACAAAGTAAAAATTCTTATTATTGAAGGTTGTGATAGATCAGGTAAAGATACTTTGATTAATGAATTAAAGAACTATTATGAGAAAGTGTTAGTACTGCATTCAGGAATCCCATCGAATAACGATACAAAAGATTTATACAGTTACTATTACGATAATCTTATTCATAATACTTTAAATGCTTATTACAATACAGACAATGATCTTGTAATTCATAATAGATCAATGTACGGCGAATACGTGTATGGTACGAAGTACCGTTCTGAAGATAAAGAGTCTGTCTTAAAAACTATATCGAATTTAGAAGCAAGTCAATTAAATACTTTTATTAGAAAAGATCAACTGTACTTTGTATTATTGAGCAGTACTGATCCATCTGTTCTTGCAAACAATGATGATGGAAATTCATATTCATCTAAAGTGAATGATATTCAAGAAGAACTTAATCTATTTAAAGAAGTATTTGATAGATCGAAGATTAAGAATAAGAAAATTGTCTATGTTAATGATGGCCCCAACTTTAGAAGTAAAAGAGATATCTATAATGATGTAAGTTCTTTTATTAATAATAAATGAGGAGATTAGTTTAGTATGAGTGAAAATAAAAATATTAAATGGGCAGCTTTACAGGTTTTAACTGGTGGGGCATATTTCGGTGCTGAATCAGCGATTGGTCACCCAGCAGAATTTATTATTTCGTATCCTGGGTTTGATACAACAAAATATAATAAAGATGGTAGACTAGTTGACGCTGGTAATGAATATAATTTAATTAAATATCTTGAAAAGCACAATAGAATGGTTCCATATTACCAGTTTAATAGAAAGCCATTCCAGACAGATATTGACGGAGAAGTAAAGCTTTTAAAAGACGGTGTTGAAGTAGAAGCTCCAGATTATTCAGATATTGATTTAGTTGTTGCAGTCCCTGTTTGCTCTGGTCTATCGAGCGCTACTAGAGGTGCTTCACAAGAGACTTTAGATGCAAGAAATTGTAATATGAAATTTTTAACATATTACACACTTGGGACTATAAAACCTAAAGTATATATTTTTGAGAATGCACCAGTACTTTCAAGTACGTGTGGTTTAAGAGTTCGATGTCAGCTTGAAGAAATAGCTTCTAAATTTGACTATACTGTTGCTTATTATAGAACAGATACTAAGCTACACGATAATTGTCAAAAACGACCTCGTACATTTGTTTATTTCTTTAAAAATGATCCTTCACATCCAGGAACTCCAGTATTAGGATTTGAAAATAAGCATATTTCAGTAGAAGAGCTTCTCAGTAGAATTCCAAAAATGGATGACGATCCAATGAATGTTACTATTGATGAATCACCTACTAATAAGTGCATGATAGATTTTGCCAAAACAGTATATGGAGAAGACTGGCGTAAAACTACAAAGTCTCCAACATTGCTGTGTGATATTATAGCTGATAATAAACTAGATGATTGGATCGAGTTTATTAAGAATAGTAATGATTATGATAATAAAATTAAAGATAGTATGATACGAGGAATTAATCATATAAAGTATAAAATATCCTTAGGTAAAGGATTCTATACAGTATCACCTACTTTAATGCG